GTCTGTCTATAAAGCCTCCTTTCCAAGCAAGTCCGTTGCTTGTTTCGCTCACAACAGGTATCAGTTCTCCCAGATCGCCAACAGGCAGAAAATCTTGTCTAAATTCCTACCTGTGTGAGCGTACTAATATCTATATCTACTTCTGTTGCTGAGAGAGCATTATTTTGTGGCTCTTTATTTTGAAAATAGACAATAACACGTGAATAGTAGTTGAGTTTAATATATAATTCATTGTTATTGTCTATATATAGTAATATATTTTTAGGACCATTATTTTTTAAGAAAGACAATTGGCTACCATTATGGTTTTTCATTATGATATAATTATCTGCTAAATTTGAATTACCTTCTCCTATAATGGATATTACCATGTTTTCATTTCTGACAAAAGATAGCTTATAGATAGGAAAATTCATTGTCATGTTTTCAATTCTTATATAGTTACTTTTTGTCATCAGTTCTCCCAGAAGTGGATTAATCAGGTGTAGGTGTAATTATTTCACCTGTAATATTGGGAAAATCAGAAAAGTCTATTGTTGAGAAATTCGGTCTTGTTCTTCTAACTAATGATACCTTATACGAGATGGAAGAATCATCCGACTTAGGTAACACATATAATTTACTATTTGCATATTTAAAATCGCACCAATGCATCCCCATATATTTTATTTCTATGTTTTTAGATCCAGTAGGTATTGACATCACTCTATAAAATGCAGTATTAGCTCCCGAATAGACATATATTTCTATCAACGAAGAAGAAGTATATAAACCATTAGAATCAGCTTTATAGTCAATAATCAGACCTTTTCCTCTTTCTATATCAGTTACTACAAATATTTTACTCATTAATCCATTCTTATTAGCCGTAGCTGTGCCAATCAGTTCTCCCAGGTCGAGATTATAAGATTAATATTGTCGAATTTGATTATTTTGGAGGAAATAGCTAAATTTAAAATAAAAATATGCTAGAGAAGATACGATACAGGTTGGTCTTTAACCGCCAAAAGAAACTGAATAAGCAAGGCACGGCCCTTGTACAGGTTGAAGCTTATTTAAATCAAAGGAAAATCTACCTGAAGACCAATGTTTACCTCAAGCCTGAATGCTGGAGTCGTGAGGGGGCACAAGTCATTAACCATCCTCAGTCAAATGAGTTGAACGCAATGTTATATGAGCATATATTAGAGCTGCAAGCCATAGAACTAGGGTATTGGAAACGAGGGGTTGAAGTAACATTATCACTTTTGAAAGAGGCGGTCAGAAAAGGAATACGTCCTTCTGTGTCATTTCTCAAATTTGCAAAAACAGTTATAGAAACTTCAGATCGCAGACAAAGTACGAAGGATAATATGATGACTACAGTGACATTATTGAGAGAATTTCGTACTATAATCGACTTTTCAGATCTGACTTATACTTTCCTAAAAGATTTTGAAAATTTTCTTCGAATTAGAGGGTTGCAGGTAAATACTATCCATAAGCACATGCGCCAATTACGGACACTTGTCAATGAAGCAATCAATCAGGGATATATTACACAAGAAGCGTATCCATTTAAAAAATATAAGTTGAAAAAAGAAAAAAAAGAACATCATTTCCTGTTGCCGGATGAGCTGAAGAAGTTGGAACGGTTACAAGTTGATGAGAAGTATCCCAACCATAGGCATATATTAGATGCTTTTCTTTTTTGTTGTTATGTCGGTCTGCGATTTTCGGATTTTTGCCAACTTAATTACAAGAATCTGGTGAGCATTGACGGGCATGAATGGTTGTGCTTGAATAGTGTCAAGACCGGTATCAAGTTGAATATTCCGCTCTATCTTTTATTTTCCGGTAAGGCATTGAAAATCTTGCATAAGTACGACCGGATTGAAGAACTGGCGGCGTTAGGCTGTAATTCCGAAACCAACCGAACATTGACTAAGCTGGCCGGTTCCGCCGGCATTGAAAAGAAGTTCACCTTCCACACCGCCCGCCACACATGTGCCACCTTATTGGTGCATCAAGGTGTTCCGATTACGACAGTCCAGCGATTGCTGGGGCATACTTCAGTCAAAACCACACAGATTTATTCCGAGGTGATGGACGAAACCATGATTAAAGATCTGATGCGAGCTAATAAGAAGCACCATCGAGAACGGTATTCAGTGTAAAATAAAATCATGGCAGAAACGGTTCTCCTGGCTAAAAAATACAGATTCTGATAGATTTCATAGATATCCTATCTATTTTATATTTTATTTTTAGCCCTTGGGCATAACCGATCAATTTGTTATCATGATTGGTCGTTTTTTTTAGAGGAGTGTTGTCGCACTGATTTTTTTTGTCAAAGCTAAAGGATTTTTTTGCTGGAGGATAATAATTTTTACAAATGGATTATCCCCCACAGATAATCATATCCTTTTTTGTCTTTTTGCATTTCGAATAGTAGAGCGTTCTTTGTTTAAAAAAACAGGAGATATGAAAAAGGAGACTAAAGAAGATGTACAGATTTGTACGGCGGTGGGTATGTTGATCGCAGGTGTTAGTCTGTCTGTCGCTGGATTTATCGTGGAGCCGACCGGCCAGATACATGACTCGGTTTTGTGGTTCTTCGCCCAATGCCTGATTTATGCAGGTAGCATATTCGGGGTGGCGGTGTATGTGAACACCAAGTTTAACTACCTAGTTGACAAGATTAAAATTAAAGAAGAGGAAAAGAAAAATGGCTGACGTAAGAAAACTTGCACCGTTTATTCTGAAATGGGAAGGCGGTTTTGTAAATGACCCTGACGATTTGGGAGGGGCTACCAATATGGGAGTGACTATCAGAACCTATGAGGCATATTGCCGAAAGAAAGGATATTCCAAGCCTACAGTTGAAAGATTGAAAAATCTCACAAAAGAGGAATGGACGGAAATCTTGAAAACCATGTACTGGGACAGATGGAAGGCTGATGAGATAAAATCGCAATCAGTTGCTGATATATTGGTTGATTGGGTCTGGGCATCCGGTGCGCACGGAATTAAGATTCCTCAACGCTTGCTTGGTGTTACAGTGGATGGCATTGTAGGTCCCAAGACCATTGCCGCAGTTAATTCCCGTAATCCGCGTGAACTGTTTGACCAGATCAAGATTGCACGGTTTGATTTTATCGAGGATATATGCCGGAAACGCCCAGCAAACAACAAGTTCAAACGGGGGTGGATGAACCGCATAAATGATATCTCTTATGTTGGTTAGAATTATGAACTGGGTAAGCCAGCAATATATGCCGGCTCCTTTCATGTGTCTGTTCCTGCTGTTCGGATCATGTGGCAGCTCGCATAAATCTGTCAAGTCCGATACAGAAGTAATCAGGAAGGATAGTACCAGTGAATCAGTCAACATCATACATGGGTCTGCTACTTCTTTAAGAGAGCTGATAACCACTAATGGCAACTATGTAATTGATTTCTGTATCTATGATACCCGAAAACCGCCCGATAGCCTGACCGGGAAACCTCCGTTATTGGCAGACGGTCATGTGGAAGGTGATTTCAGCAAGAATAAAAGGAAGGAAACTGCAATCAAAGACAGTACGGAAGTGAAAGCTGACAAGGAAACCACTTCCACCAAACATGAAGAAACCAAGACTGAAGGGGTAAAGGATAAAAAAGAATCCACTTTGCTTAAACAAATCGGTTTTGCCTGTGTTTGTGTAACCGTTTTGATTGTCGTTATGCTGATAGTAAAGCATTGGCGCAATAGACAATATTCATCATAAGACTTTAAATTTATAAATTGGACTGCCCCAGCTCGTGATGAGTCGGGGCTATTTTTGTTATCTTTGCCGGAACTAACATTAACTTATGTATTATGGCTGAAAAAAAAGAATCTTATTCCGAAGAGGAATTGAATGAAATGATCGTATGGTTCAACAACCATGCTGATGAACTTCCCAAAGAAATGCAGATTAACAAATCCGCTTTCACACCGGATTTGAAACTTACTGTTGAATCCTGTATCATGCAAGCCAAGCAATGTCTGGGCAACTATAAGATGGCCGGAGCTTTTAGATTACTTCAACAAATCAAAGCGAAGATTGAGGATAATAAATAAAATCTCATATTTTACTTTTTTTAGAATATCAAGCGGCCCAGCGACGGGTAACCGCTTGATATCTGCTTACTAAAAATCTCCTTGATAATTTTTTATAAGATCATTGGCTTCCTGTATATCATGAGGCGTGTAAATATCTGTCATCAATATACTGCTGTGACGAGCTTGGTCACGTACGCTTAACACATCATAATGTCGTAACATATTCGTTATACCTGTATCTTTTAAGGAATAAAACTTATATTGGGCGGAAAGCTTTAAATCTTTTCTGAGATGATGTGCCCACCAGTCCCGGAACATTTTTTCAGATCTTTTTGTTTTACCGGGACGAAACCCGTCAGAGAATAAATAATAATCACCGGGATTGTTGAAAATGTGCAGGTCCAACATGAGATGTATGACTTTTGATGGTAATGTAATAGTGCCATCTTTGCGATTTTTTGATATATTGTCTGATACGAATATTGTTTGCTTTTTCAAACTTATATCGTTTAATCTCAATCCTACCATTTCCGCCGGTCGGATAAAACAATAGTATAGAATATAGCTTGCCAGCAACATATAGGGGTTATGGTTCTTTAAGTAGTCGCTCACTTTTGCAAGTGTTTCCGGTGGCAGGATGTTGCGTAGCTTTTTTTTCCCTTTTCTTCCCAGACTACTGATCCCGGCTGTTGGATTCTGTGTTAAATAGTTATGGTTCAGACAGAAGGTGGAAAAAGACTTCAAAAAACCGAGATAGTTATCGCGCGTAAATGCAGTGTTATCCCTAGTTATATACACTTCGTCAAGCAGCATAACACAAAAATCCTTATCAAATTGGTAAATGTAGGTGATAGGGACCTTTTTCTCTTCATTGAAGATTTCCATATTACGAAGGTAGGAGCTATAAGATTTGATCGTTTCTTGTCGGTATCTCCCGTCCCTTTGCATTTTGGCGAGAAAAGTGCGGTATTTGTCTATTACATCTTTGAACAGTAGAAAGGCGTTGCCGCATTCTTGCTCAATCCAAGGATTCCATCCTGTTGCGAGTTTTTCTGATAGTCTGTTGATGCATCCTTTGGCGTATGCCCTTCTTTCCTTAACGGATTTGATGAAGTTCAGTTTGATCTTTTTCCGTTTCATCACTCCGTCAACAGGATTGAATGCGTAAAAGTCAATGTACCAATCTTTACCCGTATGTAATATAGGTGGTGTGTAACTCTTGATTTCTTGGATTTTGGACATTTTTTTTTATTTGTTTTTGCTAACAGCAGAAACAAATGGTTAATAATTCCCGTCCCGATTTCGTCCCGGCGGATTTGCTTAAAATGAGATAAGCCACTGACTTTCAGTGGCTTATCCTTTACAGTGTCGGAATGAGGCGACTCGAACGCCCGACCCCTACGTCCCGAACGTAGTGCGCTACCAACTGCGCTACATTCCGTTTCTGTTTTGCGAGTGCAAAGGTAAGGCATTTTTTTTGAAATCAAAAAGAATTTCACAGAAAATTTGTAGAAAATTTGTAGAAAATTTGTAGAATCAAAAAATATGTCTACCTTTGCAACCACAAACGAGAAGCTAAGGTTTTTTATTGAATGTGCTGAGAAGTAAGTTCCTATGTGCTTAACCACTGACTTGGTGCCATAGCTCAGTTGGTAGAGCAAAGGACTGAAAATCCTTGTGTCCCCGGTTCGATTCCTGGTGGCACCACCAAAGAAAGTACATAAATGCTTTTCACACATGAAAACCCTTGAATTAGAGATAGTTCAAGGGTTCTTTTTTTACCCTCACTACGCATTCCGCTACATATTTGTGAAGTTGGATTTCGCCAATTCAGTGGCTTTTTTTAAGGCTTTTGAAAAAGCCATAAATATGTACCATACTTCATTGTTTTTCAATTGTTTGACAATTCCAATCTCCGGTGTGAAAAAGTAATTTTGCACACATGACCGGATGAAGTCGAAAAAGTGAAAGAAACTTAAAAATTCGGTATTTCCCATCGGGATAAAAAAAAGGAATCGAACCCGGGATACAAAAGGCAATTCGAACCTGAGAAAAATGGGATTTTTATGGCTTTTCCATAAGTCCCTCAAAAAAGCCACCGAATTTAACATTTCGCTCCATGTCCTCATGCCATCCGGTTTTGACGAAACAATTGAATGTAACACCTCAAAAAACAAAAGTGATGAAACAAGGAACAATGAACATTCTGTTTTTCGTGCTTAAAACGAAATTGTTGAAAAACGGTGAGGCACCGGTATTGATGCGGATAACCATCAATGGAGACTATGACGATGTACGTATCCAAAGAAGCGTACCCCTGAACTTATGGAACGCCGCCAAAGGATGCAGTAAAGGCAGGGACAGGGCATCAGTGGCACTGAACGCCTATATTGCCGAACTGCACGCACGCGCCTTGGAAAAACACAAGGAACTGGTATTGGAACAGGCCCTGATTACCCCAAAACTGATTCTTAAACGTGTTTTCGGGAAAGACACCGAAATGCGTACACTGCTCGGCACCATGAGGGAAGGCATCAAGGAAATGGAAACACTGGCGGGTATAGACTACTCTCCCGTCACGATCAACCGGTATAAGAACGTGGTGAAGAAATTACAGCTGCTCATCCCCTCTTATTATGGAAAGGAGGATGTCACTTTCCATGAGCTGACACCGGAGTTCATCCGTGCGTTTGACATTTACCTGAAAACGGAGGCGGGACTGTGCCGGAACACGATAGTCCGTTATATGAAATGCTTCAAGAAATTTACCAATATGGCATTGGCAAAGGAATGGATAAGC